GCCAAGGTCACATCGCCGGCGTCGCCCTCCTTGGGGCGCTTGACGGTGGCCGAGAAGCTGATCTTCGACGCCAGGATGGCGCCGTTAGCGTCGGTAGTCGCATCGAGCACCGTGAAGGTGTCCTCGAGAATGGACTTGTTACCGACGGGGACCGTACGCCGTTGCAGCACCAGCTTTGGCTCGAGAGCCGAGTGGACCGCGGGGACGGTGTAGGACGAGCTGTGCCCGAGACGGGACTGCAGCTTAAGGACGGTTGTCATAGCCGCCATGATGTTCACCTCAATCTAGAGTGTGGATGCAAACCTGGCGTTCGGCTTCCTAGTGATGTCCGCCACCCTTGCTTGCAAGGATGTCGAGCAGAACCTGAAGCTTGAACACGTTAAGACCAGATCCGCGTTGCGGATATTTAGGAGGAGAAACTCTCACCCGCCGTATCAGTACCGCTGAGTAGAGCATGCTGCCGTAAACGGTCCCGCTTGCTCCACTCTTCCACGCCACTTCAACAGACGGCACCTGCCGTACAACGCCATACCGCAACCCGGAGGCCGCGGTGTAGGACTCGGCAAGAGCTTCAAGGGACATGGCCTCTATCCAAGAGCCAATGTCTATGAGGTAGTCGACGAGCCAAGACCAAGGAAGCACTTCCCACCCTGTCGCTATCGGGTTAAACCGAAATTGACTGGGGGTGAAGAGAGCGCAACAGGAACCTCTCAAAGAGAGATCCCTACTTGTAGTCTCAACGCCAGTAACGGTTTTGTAACCGTCATTCGCATAGGTGACTGATTTACTTGTCACCTCGCTGACGCTATCGCCAACTCTCGAGGTCGTGAACTTGCGTTCCTCCTCGCTGATTGCCTGGGCAGCCTTGTATAGGTTTACCAGGTCATGGCCCAATGAACCCCATCCGAAAGTCGCTTCTGCGGCTCCCGTTTGAGGATCGACCTTTCCGAGGTCCTTCACCTTTTGGGTGATATCGCCGTATGCCTGTTTGGCACGTCGGGCAAAGCGGACCACATCGGGGCCGAGCTTCTTGAGCTCAACGAGGAAGGTCAGAGCGTCTGCGCCACGAGCGTAACAATTCCCGCAGGCCTGCTGCACGAATGCATCCAGTCCTCCGGAGTTGTCGTCGAGCCAAGAGATATCCTCCTGACTCAAACCAGCCCAACCACTCATCCACCAATAGTTGCCTCCCTCGGAGTAGACTCGCGTCTTACCCCCAGTACAGGCCGTTGTTGGCAATGTATAGTTGAACCCGCCGCTACACTCACCAGTCTCTTCCAAATGAGACCAGTTCGTATACGGGATCAGCGTACCTTTCTTCCGTGCTCTCTGGTAGTGAGGGGTTTCCTCACCTCTCCATTGAGTCCGGTTGATTGACACGGCTTCATCCCGGCTTCCGCGCAGGGCTGTGCAGTAATACGTATTGTAACTGTACAGCGTATCTGTCACGACACCTTGTCCGGTCTGGTTAGACCATTCCTGGTCGCCTCCCGGTATGATTGTTCCCATGTGGGACACCTCCGTAGGTGGCCCACCTCCTGCCCTCCAGTAAGGAAGCGGCTTTCGCCGCCTGGCCTCCCACTATGGGACGCCAAGGCTGTAGGCCAATATGGCCGATCGGTTAGTCCCCCCAGGTTTCCTGGGG